CCGAAACAGTTGTTGGCAATTTGGCCCCGGTTGTTACGCAGGCGTTGGGCGGAATCGCCACATTGATTCAAGAGGTTGCGCCAATAATCGTGGACCAATTACCAACCATCATCGACACGGTATTGCCTCCGTTGTTGTCGGCATCCATTTCGATTGTCACGGCATTGGTGCAGGCGTTGCCATCTATAATTAGCGCGATTTCTGCGGCCTTGCCGCAGATTCTAAGCACGTTAATCCCTGCGATTATATCCGTCACGCCGATGCTCATCGAGGCGGGCGGCGAATTGCTCATGGGATTGGCCAACGGCCTTGCAGATAATGCGGATTTACTTTTGGACACGGTTATTGATGTTATCCACATTTTGGTTGATGATTTTTTGACCCCGGACAACATCGAATCGTTTATCAACGTGGCCGTTGAAATCATATTGACAATATCTTCGGCGTTGCTTGAACATGCCCCGGAATTGGTGGGCGCGGCAATAATGCTTATTTCTAACATCATAGTTGCATTGGCGGAATCGTTACCCGACATCGCGGTTCAAATCGGCAATTTCATCGCAGATTTGGGCGAGGATTTGGGAAATTGGCTTTATGATATGTTTGGTGATGGATTGGTTGAGGTTATTACAGGCCTTGCACAATGGTGGGATAAAGTTACCACATTTGGATCCGATGTATTGACCAAGGCAGGCGAGATTGGCGCGGATGTTATCGAATCCATCGTGACATTCTTTTCGGATGCATGGGAGAATTTCACCACAGGATTTTCCGATATAATCGGCAAAATCGAGGGATTCGGTGACGATGTATGGGAGAAATTCACGGGCATATTTGAGGATGCAAAATCCATCGTGTCCGGGGCAATCGATGAATTGTTGGGATTCTTCGATTTCGATTGGGAATTGCCCGAAATCAAATTGCCGCACTTTTCCGTTAGCGGAGGCGAGGCACCATGGGGATTCGGTGGGCAAGGTTCGTTGCCGTCCGTTGGCGTTGAGTGGTACAAAAAGGCCTATAATCAACCCATCCTTTTGAATGACCCCACAATTTTTGGTTATGGTGACGGCCGCGCATTGGGCGGCGGTGATTCATACGGCGGCGAATTGATAATGGGATACAACCAATTGTTGCAGGCGATAAGCCAAGCAACGAATCAAACCGTTGTCGTTCCTGTTTACATCGGCGGAGAACAAATCGATGAATTCGTGGTACAATCAAACCAAAGGAATGATTTTATTGGCGGAGGTAGAGGATAAATGGCAAGTATCAACAATTATCCGTTCATATTCGACAATACCACAATTCCCTTTTGGCCATCCAAGTGGGGCAGGAATAACAACCCCATCCGCGAAACGATGCAATCGGAGGGCGGCCGCGATATGATGCAGATAATCCGCGCCGAGAAATTGGCGGTTCCGTTCAATTGTTCGGTTGCGGATGATGAATGGGCGGGATTCTTTGAAACCTATTCAAAAAAGGAATCATTTGTTGTTTCCATTTATTCCCCGGTTACACATGGTTACGAAGTCCACACAATGTATATGAATGGATTTTCGTGCAATCCACGCAAGGGGTCCGAAAAGTTGACCGAGGTTGCAGGCGTATGGGAAATATCATTCACATTGGAGGAATTATAAAATGTATGCGGTATCAACGGCATATCTTCAAAAGATATTATCCAATACAAAGGTCGTAACGCGGCGCATCCGTGGGACCGTTGGCAATATTGCATTCACCGAGAACGATATAATATCATCATCGTTCACGATAAACGAAAAATGCGTAAATTCCGCAGATATTAATTTGGGCGGTGTATTCGTGGGGCAAATGGATTTGACCTTTTGCCCTGCGTTCGCCGCCAATGTCAATCGCGGAGATTGGCGAGGCAAGGAAATCCGATGCCGTATTGGTTTATTGGTGGATCCTGCGAACGACACATGGGAGGATGTGCCGTGCAAGCCATACACCATCGATTCGGCGATGTGGTCCCGGGATGGCGTATCCGTAACGGCATATGATGCCATGACGAAATTTGATAAAACGATGGGCGTTAAATCGACCGATGGCAATGTGTTTGCATTGGCCACGTTGGCGTGCAGGAATTGCAATGTGCAATTGGGCATGACCCAAACGGAAATGCAGGCGTTACCGAACGGCACGGAGTTATTGAGTTTGTATCCCGAAAACGACATCGAAACATGGCGTGATTTTATTTCGTGGATTGCCGTTACCATCGGAGGATTTGCCACGATAAACCGCGCAGGGCGTTTGGAATTCCGCACATGGCATTCCTCCGAGGATATAACCATGGATGTGTACGACCGCGCCACAGGCGGCCAATGGTCCGATTTCGTGACATATTACACGGGCGTTTCCATCACCAACATTGCGGAGGAAACGACATCGTATTATGGCACCACATCCGACACGGGGTTAACCATGAATTTGGGACCGAATCCGTTGATGCAATACGGCGATGAATCCACCAAGGCGGAACGATGCCGCAACATATTGGCGGCGTTGGAGGCGTTCGATTACACGCCGTTTACATCTTCGGGTTTATTGGATCCGTGTTTCGATTTGGGCGATGTAATAAAATACACGGATGGCCTTGCCGGGACATATTCCATGTGTTGTGTCCATAAAATTGAATTCTCGTATCGCAAGGGCGTGAAAATAACAGGATTCGGGAAGAATCCTGCGTTGTTCGGTGCGAAATCAAAGACGGACAAAAACATCGCAGGATTGAAGAAATCCACGGAATCGGGCAAGGACAGAATATCCGTTATTCACTATGCCAATGCCACGGCCGTGGGAATTGACGAGGAATGGCGGCAAATTGCCCATCTTCGCATCGGTGTAATGCAATCCCAAATTGCACAATTACACGGCGTTATTCGCCTTAATATGACGGATGCAGGGCATGTGTATGTTAGGTATCGCGTTAATGGATTCTATGAACCATTTATCCATGTGTGCCAATTCCCGGTTGGATTGGACACGATAACATTGTTCTTGCCTGTTAACATCACCAACGAGCAAATCAACGAGGTTATCGTTGAAATCATGTCAACGGACGGCGAGGGAATCGTTGCCGTTGACAATTGCCACATCGTAATTCAAGGCGTGGGCGTAACCGCAGGCGTTTGGGATGGATATTTGGAGGCAACGGACGAATACCAATTCAATATTCAAGAGGGTATCGGGTTCACATATGACGATTCCACATCCTCGTATTCGGAGGGTGAACCACAGAGGGATAATGCCCGGGATACATATTCGTTTGGCATTGGATCCGATGGAATCGCGTTCGGTTATACGGATATTGGCCGTGTCGTAATGGATGTGGCGGTTAACCGTATATTGACCGAGGATGGCGAATCAACGATAATTACTGAAGATGGTGCAAACCATATTATTTGCGATTAAGGAGGAACCAAGATGGCAGAAACCGACATCAAGATTTCGGAATTGACCACGGCGGAATCAACGAACGCATCGACCTTGTTTGTTGTGTCCATCACGGACGGGCAGACATATGCATCACGCAAGATTTCATCCGCAGAATTGGCCACGTTGTTATTGGATGTGTTGACATATCCCGATGCATTGAGTACCACGGCAAAAGACATCTTCGGTGCAATCAACGAGGTGGCCGCAGGCGGAGGCGGTGGCGGTTCCTCCGTTGCATGGTCCCAATTGATTGGCACAGGTGCCAAGATTGCGGAAATCACCATCAACGGCACGACAACGGATGTGTTCGCCCCGGTTAGCGGTGGCGCAACATATAAGGATGTCACGGGGACATTGACCGCAGGACAAACAACTATCACGTTGCAGGATGCCGCCATATTAACGACATCCACGGTTGAGATATACACGGATGTGTTCGGAGTAAATCCCACATCGGTTGTTGTTGCCACAGGATCCGTAACAATTACGTTCCCTGCGCAGGCCAACAACATTGGCGTGAAAGCGAGGATATCATAATGGCATGGTATAAATGCATGGGCGGCGGCGGTTCCGTCAACGTAACGCCGATTAAATCCACAACCAATTTCGTGTATGTTGATAATTTTAGTGGAACGGATGTGCGGCAATTGGCGTTTTCATATACGGCCACAGATAACGGCAAATTGGTATTTGCCCCGGGTTCGTATGTGAACACAAACACAGGTTCCAACGAGGGTTATTTGACCATCGAGGTTAACGGCACGGAGGTTTACACATCCCCGGCGTTGGTAGTCAATACCGACACAACGTTAACAGGATTGGACGAAATCGAGGTGACGGCATCGGATGTGGTGGATATATACGTTGGATTCAACAACGCGCACTCACGATGCCATTTCAGTATATACACGGCATTCGCCCTTGTATCGTAAAGGAGGAACACCAAATGTTAAAAGGCCATGTTAAATTGCAATTGGCAGACGGAATAACAGGCAGGATAAAAGAGGAAATCGAGGGCAACAATGCGTTTACCGATGCCATCAATTCCCTTTTAAACAAATGCCCGTATGGCGCAGATAGACGGCATTTTTCGCCGTATTCGGATGTATCCACATATGAGAATTTGACGAATCTTGCCACCACGGCGTTGGGCGGGATCCTGTTATTCCCGGGTGATGTTGGTTCGGGATTATATGAGGCGTGGGACCATATGCCCACAGGATATGCCCGTGTTGGGGCAAGGGACGAAACCGATTTGAAAGCGGGTTCGTTTAACGCTATCGAATCGGGCGATATTGCGAACGGATACCGATTCGTTTACGATTTTGCCACATCCAATGCAAACGGATTCATCAAGACGATTTGTTTAACAAATCGTTATGGTGGCGAGGCATACGGCAAGGTTAATTATTTCGGGCAGATTGTAAACAACGTGGGGCAGATTATCACGACATCCACAACAAGGATGTTGGGATTCGTTGGCGATTACTTCTATTACATCGTATCGGCAACGGTGGGATTGTTTCAAAGCGGCGATTCCATCAAGAGGATTAAAAGACCGTTGTTGGAGATTCTCATAAACCAAAACACATGGGACGATGCCAATTCCGAATTGGTATATTCCAATGATGTTGGAAATGCCCGCGTTGGGTTGTCCGCCGCAGATAATGCCATTTATATTTTGTCGGGATCCACAGGAACGACAAAGACATTAACCACGATTGATTTGTCCGATTTAACAACATCGGCGCGAACAATGACATTCCAACATTCAATCACGGAGGCCACAACATCGAACATCGGTTCCCGAAACATGATTGCCAAGCGTGGCAATTATCTGTATTTCGTCAATGCGATGGGATCCGAAAACACAATCTATAAGGTGAACATCAATTCCACGGCGGATTTCGACCGATTCGATGCCCCGGTGACGAACATTGGCGATTTGTTCTATTTGGCAGATACCGGGGATATATCATCCAACACGTTTGTTATCGATGCGGATGATAACATCATCGAGGTAACGGCGGCACAATATCCATATACGACCGGGCATCGCGTTGGAGTATGGCAAGCATTTTCAAGGTATCCGCAGGGATCCAATGAGGCAAGGCGCACGCCGTTAGCATGGATGGTTAATCCCACATATATGGCATCCAAATTCGTGTTGGAAACGGCCGTTGAAAAAACATCATCGTTGGTTGCCAAGATTTCGTACGAGGTGACGCATGTCTAAGATTTATAAAGTTGAAAAATACGGATCCAAACAGGCGTTGGACGAAAACATCGGATTGGATGAAATCGGATTAATCGTCAATGGTACGGACGATGTGTCAATTTTCGCCAAATTGGATGGCGTTATTACGGATTTAAAGGGCAAGTCCATCATCCGTGGGCGCAAATTGGCGTATGCAACCACATCTTCGTGGTATTACGACATCCCGGTTGATGGTGTAAAGGCAGGGGATTATTGTTTCGTGCAAAGGGCTTCCGCCGTTTCGGTGGCAAATGCCAATTTCCCCATCGCCTCCGAGGCAAGGGATGGCGCGATTCGTGTTTACTTCAATCAACAATCATCATCAACGTATTATGTTAATTACATAGTGATTCCGAGTTAAAGGAGGGCAGAAATCATGGTTGAATTTGTACGCGGCCAAACGGTGAATATCTATTGTGAAATATCGGAGGAACAAATCCCCGATTTGTCGCAAATCACATCAATTTGGTTCAACATGAAACAGGATGGCATCCTCAAAATAGACAAGAAAACCGAAGATTGCTATATTGAAGATAGGCGAATATATATGGCATTGTCGCAGGCGGAAACATTGAAATTCCATGCAGGAGCCGCAGGCGTGCAATTGTCCGTTGTACTTGCCAACGGGTCCCGTCCCATCACCAAGATTGCGGATGTGACCATCTACGAGGTGCAAAAGGAGGGCGTGCAAAATGGATGATTTCGGCACATTGGAAACAGGATTCAACGCCGAGTTTGGATCCGAGGCGAACACGGCCACAACGGATTATGATGCCCTTACAAATAAGCCATTGATTAATGGTGTGGAGTTGTCCGGGGATAAATCCACGGAGGATTTGGGCATTGAGATTCCTGCGGACGAAAGATTGTTGCCCGAATTAAACATAAATTCCGATGCATGGAAAGTGATGCGAGCATGGAAATCTTCGCAATTTGGAGATACCGAAATCGCATGGGCGAAAACCGAGGCAATTTTGGAATTTGCGTTTGTCACCATCGAAAACGATTATTCCGCCGCGCGTTCTTTTAGCGTGCCCGGATATACTGATTTTATGATGCGTGGAAATTTGCAAACAACAGTCGTGGCAAAAGCGGGAGCATACATCCGATGTGCAACGGCAAACGGTCGACATTATCATTTTTTATATTTGTCGGGATATGACGATATCACGAAAATTGCGACATTCGAGGGGACAATCACGGTTGACGGGAAACCCAAAAAGATGGTTGTAACCATCGGGTACAATTCGGCGGATGATTCATACAATCTGTATGATGTATTCGATTCCTCCGATTATTACGACAAAACACAGATTGACAATATGTTGATTATGGATATTTCAAATACTGTTTTCGGAGGTGAATAATGGCAAATACAGATTATGGCGCATTGCCTTTGAGCATCGCCGAAAACATGGGATCCATATTAAATGAAAAACACGGCGTAACGACCGGGTTTAAACCGACCCAATGGGTTGATGCAATCCGTCCGTTGGTAAAGCCTGCGGACCATGAGGCAGGCGGTGCCGTGGCATCGTTCATCGTCCCGAATCCCATACAATCGATTGAAACCACCATCGTTGCGGCGCAGGATGGAACGGGTACGCCGTCACCATCGAATGTTCGTCTGATAAGTGGATTCGATTCTATCAAGATATATCGCACAGGGAAGAATCTGTTTAATCTGACACTCGAAGATTTTCAGACACAGGGGATTGAGTATTATTCAACAAGGTATATTGCAATTTCCGTTCCGAGTGGAGATTATACGGTATCAACAAATGCTCCTACTGGCTATATTTGGGCAGGTGGGACTTTGCCTAATTTTGTTCGAGTTTTTCAAGGCACTCCGAAAACAATAAGCAACACAAATGTTATCTTTTTAGGAATTGCTAAAAATGATATGGAAACGGCATTGTCTTACAACATACAAATCGAAGTCGGAGATACGGCAACAGACTACGAAGCCTATAACGGCACTAATGTTGAAGTACAGTTAGGGCAGACAGTATATGGTGGTAGTCTGAATGTCACTACGGGTGAGTTGACGATAACTCACAGGAGTATTACTGTCGAAGCCGTTAGAAGTGTCCAATTATCGTCAGGCACAAATAGATACTATTGGGCAAGCACTTTGCCCGATACATCAATCAATGGAACGAATGTTGTTTCAAGTCATTTTGTCGGAGGTAGTGGAATAGCAGAAGGTAATTGTTACATCACAGGAGGAAGTGGAACGGCACTCGTTATGGTTCCCACAGACCAAACACTTAACACTAAAGCATTAGCCGATGCATGGTGTGCCGAAAACAAACCACGGTTTGTTTATCCGCTTGCCGAACCTGTCACAGTTGCGTTGGATCCTGCGGACATCAAGGCGATTGCAGGAACAAACAACATATGGACCGATTGTGGCGAGGTTGCCGTTGTTTATCGTTCATATGGCGCATGATATAATGATGTTAAGGAGGTGAACACACATGGATTGGAAAAGGAAATTAACATCGCGTAAGTTTTGGTTGGCCATCGCGGCATTCGTCACGGGTATGGTTATATACATGACATCCCCGGATAAGACGAACCCCGATTCTATCACGGGAATAATCATGTCGTTGGGATCCGTCGTGGCGTATATTGTCGGCGAGGGATTCGCAGATGGAGGAAATAAACAATGAACACATCCATCGTGTCGTTGATTGTTTCCTGCGTTATGATGATTGTTGGCGTGTCAACATTCATCATCAACGCCGTGCATAATGGGAAAAACGACATTGAAAAGGAGAACAAATCCAAAGAGGAAATGACGAAATCCCTTTTGGAGTTGTCCTTAATGACCAAGAACATCAATTCCACCACGAACGACATCAAGGCGGATGTTAAATCGTTGTCGCAGAATGTAAACGCCATCGATACGCGCATTACATTGGTGGAAAAGGAGCAAGCCACAATGTGGAAACGCATTGACGAATTAAAGGAGCAAACAAATGTCTAAGAAAACTAACACCGGGTTGGTAAAATTCGTAAAAAAGATGGTGGGACAGGTATATTGGTTCGGAACATACGGGCAGATTGGCAACCCCAAATTGCTTGAATCCTGCGCCAAGAGGTATCCATCCCAATTTTCGGGAAAGCGCATCGCGCAGGCCAAGGAACGCGGCGATTACGGCAAGCGTGTAATGGATTGCGGCGGATTAATCAAGGATTATCTAATGACCAAGGAACCCGATGTTGACGGCATGCCGATGCCTCCGATATATAATAAAGATTTCGACATGTCCGCAAACGTGATGCATTCCCGGGCAACCGAAAAAGGCCCCATCGGATCCATCCCCGAAATCCCCGGATTGGGATTGTGGAAGAACAACCACGTTGGCGTTTATATCGGCGATGGCAAGGTTGTGCAGGCCAAGGGTTTTAATTACGGTGTAATTGAGGATGGCATCAAGGATACGGCGTGGGAAGAATGGTTCAAGATTCCCGGGATTGAGTACGAATCCGCCGCCGTTCCTGCGGATCCTGCGGAATCTTCGGAATCTTCGGCATCTTCGGATCCTGCGGATGATGTTTTCTACATCGTAAAGGCAGGCGATACGTTGACCGAGATTGCCAATATGTGGGGCGTGTCCGTTTCCGTGATTGCAAAGGACAACGGCATCCTCAATCCCGATTTAATCCGCGTTGGGCAGAAAATCCACAGGCCCGAGGAAAACACATCCGTGTGGACGGGGACCGTTGCCACGAATCGGGATCCCCTGCGTGTCCGCAAGACGGCATCACTTAATGCCCCGGTTGTTCGTTTATTGCCCAAGGGTTCCAAGGTTGCCATCAAGGGCGAGAAACAGGGCGATTGGTACGAATTGGCAGATGGCACGGGATTCGTGTTTGCCTCATTTATCAAATAAAGAATCGGTGCGGCGGTTACTTTCCATTCAATGACCCCCGATATATACTCACTAAATCCCTGCGGACCGCACGCCGTGGGGATTTTTCATGCCTTTTGAAAAAACATTGAAATTGGGTATTGCATTTATATGTGTATATGCTATACTACATATAGTTAATCAATACGATTTATCAAGGAGGGCATCACAATGAAAAAGACAATGACCGCAATGTATTGCATTAATAATGAATATGGTGAAAACAAAATCACATGCGAGGCAATCGGCGAGTATACAATAAAAGGTTATGACTATGTTATCGGTAAGATTTGGAGGGATTCAAACGGCGGTTTATGGTATTTATGGAGATTTAGTCGCAAGTATGTTTTTGTTCCGTTTACTAACAAAGATGATAAGTACGTTATCCATCTTTACAATTAAATAATAACATCCTGAGGGTAACCCCCCATCAGGATCCAAACCAAAAGGAGGGCATCACAATGTTAAATGTTAGGCGCACAGGGTTAATCAAGGCACACACGGGCATTTGCGACCACATCGCATTCGGCGAGATTGAGCGCAACGGCGAATGGATCCCGTGCCGTATCGGTTACGATGAACACGATGATGGCGAGGAATATTCGTTGGTTCCTGCGTTTATCTTTATTGGTGGCGGCATCACCGAGAACGGCAATCATTATGAGCGCGAAACCATCGAATTGGACAGATGGCAGGCGGCAGAATTGGAGGCATATTTGGCATGAGTATAATTCGCTTGATTGATGCCAACGGATTGCGCGAGGAATTCAAGGCGCGGTGTATTTGTGAATGTGATTCATGCAAATACCAAAAGGGAGCATATTGCGGATTAATCGATTTGGCACCATCGGCAATATCGGAACCACAAAGACAATACGCCGTTGATGCATATGTTGGCGCAAAACCGAAATTCCACAAAGGCGTATATGGCCGCAAACATGATTATTATTCCTG